CAAGCACGGCCTGCCTGATACGCCGCGCACCTGGACGCTCTGGCAAGACGAGACGCGCAAAGCCAATGGCAATCCCGACGCGGTGCCGGTCAGGGTCTGCCCGGAATGCCTGCTGACGTATGAAGCCGTCGTGTTTGCCTGTCCGTATTGCGGCGCAGCGCACGTCCCGGCGGGGCGGTCATCGCCGGATCAGGTGGACGGCGTGCTGTCCGAGATGTCGCTGGAATTGCTGGCAACGCTGCGCGCCGGTGCGGCCAAGATCCAAGCGGCTGAACCTGCCATACCTTACGGCGCGTCTGAGATCGTGGCGGCGGGGATCCGCGCCCGGCACCGGCGAAACCAGGCGGCTCAGGCGTCACTGTCCGATGCAATGCAGCGGTGGGGCGGGATGCGGCTGGCGGCGGGTGATGACGACACGGCCATGCAGGCTCGGTTCCTGTATCGGTTTGGGACTGATGTGATGACTGCACAGGGGCTGTCCGAGCGGGCGGCACTGGAATTGAGGGACAATATTATGGAGGCGACACGCCAATGATACCGGGAAAAACCATCATCGGCGGATCGTCGGCGGAACACGCAAGGCATGCGTCGGACTTTTATGAGACGCCACCAGAATGCACGGTGGCGCTGTTGCGCGCGTGGCCGGTGTTTGGGGTGATCTGGGAACCCGCTTGCGGTCTTGGGGCAATTAGTGAGGTGCTGAAGGCGCACGGCCACGCGGTGTGCAGCACAGACATCCGACACACCGGATACGGCACAGGCGGCGTGGACATGCTGGCCACCATGCCCCGGCCTTGCGGTGCCGTCATCACCAATCCGCCCTTTGCACTGGCGGTTGAGTTCATCAGATATATCAGGGCGATGAAGGTGCCGTTTGCCCTGCTGCTGAAGGGCACGTTCTGGCACGCAAAGAGTCGGCACGCGCTGTTCCTTGAGACTGGACCGGCAGCGGTTATGCCGATGCTGTGGCGGCCCGCTATGGCGCTAGATCGAGGCAAGTCACCGACAATGGAATTTTGCTGGACAGTCTGGGACGCAATGCCCGCGCTTCAGTGTCGTTACACACCTTTGGAAAGGCCTAACCTATGACTGACATACAATCACAATTCAGGGCCAGCTTTGTCCGGCGCTGGCACACCAACCCGGATCTGGCGCAGACCGTTGACACGCTGGCGGGCCACGGCGGGCGGGTGGCGCGCATCATCATCAAGTTGTGGCCTGATGCCTCCAAGGCCTTGCTGCACTGGGCGCTGGTGCATGATGACGGGGAATCCGTGGTCGGGGACGTGCCGTCCACCACAAAGGGTGCAACGGTTATCCACGAGCAAGAGCGGGCCGCGCTGGATCGTATCTGGCCGGGACTGCCCGAATTGACGCCGGACGAATATGAGAGGCTGCGCTTTGCCGATCGGCTGGATGCATATATGTGGGTCAAGCATCACGCGCCGCATGTGCTGATTGGTGACGGTTGGCCTGAGTGCCGCAGGTGGTTGTTTGCACAGGCTGAGGCGCTGGGCGTGGCGGTGACGCTGTGAGCATTTGACACAACCGTCAATAACTGGCAATAGTAGCGCAAAGGAGCAACTGCATGACTGAAATGATGCTGGATATAGAAACGCTTGGGACAAGCGCGGGCTGCGTCGTCCTGTCGATAGGGGCTGTGGCGTTTGAAAAAGGCGCAATGACACCTGTTGATCACATGCACGTTGTGCTGGACCAGACGCTCCAAAAAATGATGGGGCTGAAAGAGAATCCGTCAACCGTCGAGTGGTGGAAGTCGCAAAGCCCCGAAGCGTGGCAAAGCGCAACTGAAAACCCTGTCAAGGTGCAAGAAGCGCTGGCACAGCTCGACCAGTTTTACGCCAAACACAAACCGCGCGTGACGTGGACGCAGGGCAACAACTTCGACCCGCCAATTCTTGAACATCTCTACGGCGTTCTGAAACTTCCACCGCCTTGGAAATTCTGGGCCGTGCGCGACACGCGGACCTTCTATGATGTCCACGAGTTTGACGTGCGGAAGGTTGACCGCGCCAACACTTATCACAATGCGCGAGACGATTGCCTGCACCAGATCGCGTGTATGCGTGCCGCGGCACAAGGAGCGTAACCGATGTCAAGCAGAGTAAGAATGTCGCCGGAGGGTCGGCGCGAAGTGATCCTGCGGGCCGCCGTTGCCCTGACGCAAGATGCGGGCTGTATCGACTCATGGTCGCGGCAAGACGTGGCCAACAAATGCGTGCCGCCGACAAGCCCAGAGACGGTGAAGCATTATTTTTTGATGCCTGATCTGCGCGATGCCGTGCGGGTGCTGCTGGATAAGTAAAGCCCCGTCCGGTTTAATGGACGGGGCTTGCCATGCGAGGTGCAAGGCGGTAGGGTGCATCTGTCACAACGCTGAGCCTTAGATAACATGACGCGCGATGCAGCGCAAGGCTTGGCCCACATAAGGGCTTTTTCCATGAATAATATCAAAGCAATTGAGACGCGCTATGCTGGCTACCGATTTCGGAGCCGCCTTGAGGCGAGGTGGGCCGTCTTCTTTGATGCGCTTGGCCTGACTTGGGACTATGAGCCTGAAGGTTTTGAAACCGATGCGGGCTGGTATCTGCCGGACTTCTTTTTAAAGGAGTTTAATGCATGGCTTGAAATCAAAGGCAAGATGCCAACGACTGACGAAATTAGAAAGTGCGAGGCGTTGGCATATGGTACGGGTCAATTTGTGTACATGGCATGTGGCAACATTGGGGCACCCATACAACCTTACGGACTTAAAAGCCCAGCATTGGGTGGACCTGTTATCAGGCAAATGGGTGTTAAGGGTGAGTGCAACTACCCTATAGGACACATTAATTACAATTACGAGTTTATTGAAAAAGCCCGTAAATTTAATTCAATAAGGTTGCTTGGGTTTTGCGAATATGCAGATGGAACAGGATTGGACATTCAAACACTTTGTCTGGATGATTGGGGTTTTGATAAATCTGGACTCATGATTAGTGAACAGCTAGTGATGGAATATGATATTGATATGTCTGCTATTATTGAAGTCGGGGTAATTTCCAAAGGTAGGGCTTTCAGATCACCTCGCATTCTAAATGCGTATGAAGCAGCCCGATCCGCCCGCTTTGAGCATGGTGAGACGCCGTGACCCCCGATCTGGCGCAGGCCTCCGCATTTCTCAAGTTGCTCGATCCTGATGCACCTTATTTCACGTTCCAGACGTTTGACGACGACTCGGCCCGGAAAGATAACCGAATGGCGCGGGTGTTTCACGGCACGCTTGCTGATCATGCCGACAGTTTGACCGATCTGCAAAGCCGTGGCGCTGGAGTGTATATTACCATCAACGCGACGGACGGCACAGGCCGCAAAGCCGAAAACATCACACGGGTTCGTGCGCTTTGGCTGGATCTTGACGGCGCACCGATCGAGCCTGTCCGGGAATGGCAAACCCCGCACATCGAAGTCGAAAGTTCGCCGGGCAAATGGCATGCATATTGGCTTGTTAATGATGTGACGCTTGAACAATTCACACCGCTACAGGCCGCGCTGATCAAGAAATTCGACGGTGATCCAGCCGTCAAAGACTTGCCGCGCGTGATGCGGCTGCCGGGGTTCTGGCACCTGAAACCCGGTAGCGCGCCGCACATGTCCCGTGTGGTTCACACGTCATCGCACGATGCAGGCGCGTTCTACAACCGTTTGACAGTCGAAGCGCCTGTGATGCCCACGCCGCGCCGGGAAACCCCCACCAGTTTGGCTGAGGTGGAGGAATTGCTGACGTGGGTTAGCCCCGATCTAGAAGCTGACAGCCAAGGTGGCGACAAGCACTGGCACAGCATCATCGCGGCCATCGTAGACGTATCCGGGGGCAGCGATGACGGGTTACAAGTTGCCGATGCGTGGTCAAGCCGCAGCAGGCATTACGACCCCAAAGAATTGCGCAAGCGGTTTGCATCTTTCACGCCCGGAAAAAATGGCGGATCGGGCATGGGGACGATAGGCTACCATGCCAAGCAGGCCGGGGCAGACGTGGCTGGCATTGGTGCGCGACACCGCCTGTTGAACATGCCGGGGCCGTCGCATGTGCCAGCAGGTATGATGCCGACCGCGCCGGGGCAGGGGATGCCGACCGCGCCACGAGCGGCAAGCGTGGTCGATCTGATCTGTGCGCGGATTAAGGACAACCCACTGACAGCCGCGGAGTTGCTGGCCGATGAAATTGCGCGGCTGTCGCCTGCCGACCGCGAGACTGTGATGGAGTTCTGTCAGGAGTATCGCATCAAAGTAAAAATGCAGGCGGCGGTAAAGCGGGCTGTCACGGCTTTTCTGGCGGCCAAGGGTGCCGTTGCGTTGCAGACACCGGAATATGCGGAGCTGAATTATTACTTCATTGTTCGAAATGAGGCGGGGCAGGCGGTGGCGGTGGATGCGAGGGGCGGGATGCAACCCCAGGGTCGCACGCAATTCAGAGATGCCATGGCGCAGCTTCCGCCGATCATGATCGAGGATAAGGCGACAGGCAACGCCCGCGCCAAGCTGGCGGCAGATTATTGGTGGGAGCATCCCGACACGCTCAGTTATCACGCGACAGGATACGACCCGCTGGCGGGCGTTGATCTTTACGACGACAAGGGGCGCAAGATCCGGAACGTCTACGAGCCAGGACATGCAGCGCCCGCAGCGCCGGTCGGTGCTGATGCGATTGAGCCGTTCCTGCACGTCATCCGGTCCAACTTCCCGGACGCATCAGACCAGCACACGCTGCTGCAAATTCTGGCGCATCTGGTGCAGCGGCCGGGCGTGATGTTGCGCTGGTCGCCGGTCATGCAGGGCACGCCGGGGTGCGGCAAGGGCACGATTTCCCAAGCCGTTGCGTATTGTCACGGGCGCAAGAATGTAGCGCATCCGTCGCCTGACGTGATTGCCACCGACTTCAACGGCTACATGGACCGCAAGACGCTGATCGTCGTCAACGAGATAGGCGACCACAGCAAGCGCGAATTGTCGGTGCTGTCTGAAAAAATCAAGCCGTGGATCACAGATGACGACGCGCACATTCACGGCAAAGGTAAAGGCTCTTACGACGCGCAAAACTTCACCAACTGGATATTCACCACGAACCATCTGCATTGCATGCTGGCCACGCCAGGCGAACGCCGCTACGCGCATTTCATCTCAGCCCTGCAAACCGAGGACGAAGCCGCGCGGGCGTTCTATCCCGAATGGTGGAAGGGCAGCACAGGCGACTGGTGGGGATCCTATTATGACTGGTGGGGCGCGGGCGGAGCCGAGGCGGTGCGGGGCTATCTGGGCCACCTGGCGCTTGATGTGGCCCCGTCCCGTGCGCCTGTCACGTCCAGCACGGCTGAGGCGATGCACGCTGGCGATGGGGCGGCGGCGGGGCTGATCCGGTCGGCTGTAAGAGAAGGGGCGGTCGGCTTCAGGGGCGGATGGGTATCGCTCAACGCGGTGCGCGATCTGCTTGAGTCCGAAGACCTCAAGGTGCCGGGCGGCCCGTATCTTGCGCGGCAGCTTGAACAGGTTGGATATCGCCATTCGACTCGGTGTCACAGGTCTCCTTCAGAGTTTCATAACTTCCCCAAGGCACCGATGAGATGCCGCCTGTATCATATCGCAGATCATACGGGCACCGACCCCGCAAGCATTATGGCGCTGTATGACGCAGCGCAACGATTGGGTGACGGCGGCCCGGTCCGGTCAACAGTGATTAAAATGCCCGGCCAGTAAATTAACGTTAAATTAACGCCCCGTCTCATTAAATTGTGGCGGGGCTTTTTTATGGTAGCGGCCCGGACTGTTTGGGCCAGTGGCCCGGACTTTTCAGGCATCCGGGCCGTAACTAAATGACTGAATTTCTTAAGTTTTATACACTATGGTCCTAATGGCCCAAACAAATGAAGTGTTACGTATGTGTACGATAAATGTAAGGGTTTATAATTGCTACAAATACATTGGTCGCATTCTTGCCCACCATAAGGATACTACTCACTATCCGGGCCATCCGGGCCGAAGATAGACAATATGAAAAATTAACTAACCAAATCAAAGACTTATCAACGGCCCAAACAAATTTAGAGTCTGGGCCAGCACAAACCGCTTGCATATGGCGGCAATAGGCGGCAATATCATCCAAACGCAACCGGAGGAACACCATGCAGATGCCCCACAACGGATTTGACAGCCTGGCCGCAGTGGCCCGCCTGAACACGGACGACACGTCACATCACCGGGAACGCTGGCCCACGCTGGCATGGGTCTGGGATGAACTGGACGAGCTGCGCCACTGGCAGGATGAGGCAATTGACGCCGAGGACTATGCCGCGCTTGAGGCGGAGCGTGACGCGCTGTCTGATGTCGCAGAGCAGCGGGACGCCCTGTCACAGGCCGTCCGGCTGCTGTTAGGGCCTGAGCCGGACATGGAGCGTGTGCAGGCCGTTCTGGCGGGGGGCCGGGCGTGACCGATAACGCGGAACAAGCCGCACGGATGCGGGCCCTGTGGTCTGCCGTAGTGCTAACCTCAATCAATGATGCAATTCACCATGCCGCAAGAGAGCCCGAAAATCAAAAAGGCCGGGCACTAAAAACCCTGGCACTGTGGGCAAACTCGCGGAATGGCCGTGAAGTGCTTGACCTGGCTGGTATCAACCCCGACAATCGTGTTACTGACGGCATGTTGGCATTCGCGGCTAAGGGTGTGCCAGTTACACAACCGCGCAAAAGGGGGACCAATCTGTGATGCCTGCACCGAAATTTCCCCAATATAAGACGGTTCCGACCGCCAGCCTGATACCGTACGCGCGCAATGCCCGGACTCACAGCCCCGCGCAGGTCGACAAGATTGCCGCCTCGATCCGCGAGTTTGGGTTTCTCAACCCGATCATCACAGACGGGCAGAGCGGCATTGTGGCGGGCCACGGGCGCGTCATGGCGGCCCAGAAGCTAGGGCTTGATACGCTGCCGACGATTGACGCCGCACACCTGAGCGAGGCGCAGCGCCGCGCCTATGTGCTGGCAGATAACCGCATGGCATTGGATGCCGGATGGGACAACGACCTGCTCAAGATCGAGTTGCAGGATCTGGAAGCGGCGGGCTTTGACCTGACGCTGACCGGGTTTGAATTGGGTGAGATTGAAGCGATTGACATGCTGGCCGAGGCGGCTAATTTGCCCGGCGAGGGCGACAATCCGTCAACCATGAGCCTTGCTGACAAGTTTGGCATTGCACCCTTTTCGGTTTTGAATGCTCGTGAAGGCTGGTGGCAAAGCAGAAAGGAGGCTTGGACGGCCCTTGGAATAGAAAGTGAAGTTGGTAGGGATGGGGAGCTTGCTTATGCAACAAGCAGCCAAAGCCCCACAGTTTACAAAGCTAAGAATGCTTACGAGGACAGCATTGGTCGCAAAGTGAATATGGATGAGTTCATATTGAATAACCCGAATGTCAGTGTGCAATCCGGAACAAGCATCTTCGACCCCGTTCTGTGCGAGTTAGCGTATAGCTGGTTCAGCCCGCAAGGCGGCACAATCCTTGACCCGTTCGCGGGCGGATCGGTGCGCGGCGTTGTAGCATCACGTTTGGGGCGTCAATACATTGGAGTTGAGTTACGCGATGAACAGGTGGCGGCGAACAGGGTGTAGGGTGATGACCTTTGTCCCGACACCCCTCCTGTATGGCATACTGGCGACAGCAGAAACATTGACCGGATATGCGCGGACGTAGATGCTGATTTTATTATCGGTTGCCCGCCATATGCTGATCTTGAGGTTTACAGCGACGACCCCAGCGACCTTTCCACGCTGAAGTATGATGAGTTTAAGCCTGTGTACTTTGAAATTATCGCCAAGGCCTGTGCTAGACTGAAGGAGGATCGTTTTGCCTGCTTTGTAGTCGGTGATGTGCGAGACAAAAAAGGCAACTATTACAACTTTGTCGGCGATACGGTCGAGGCGTTCAAGGCAGCGGGGATGAATTATTACAACGAGGCTATCCTTTTGACGATGATCGGCTCCACAGCAATGAGGGCTGGTCGGCAATTCACAGCAAGCCGCAAGCTCGGCAAGACGCACCAAAACGTGCTGGTGTTTGTCAAAGGCGACGGGGCCAAGGCGACAAAGGCGTGCGGTGTTGTAGAGGTTCACATTCCAGAGCCCGAGACAGAAAACAGCGATTTAGGCGAAGAACTGTGACGCCGCCGGTCGTTACGGTCCACAGCGGAATCCATGTCATTCGTGATGATCTATTCCTTGGCGGCACCAAAGCGCGCTTTCTGCCCGCGTTGTTTGATGATGCCGACGAGGTTGTTTACGCCTCTCCATGCGAGGGTGGCGCGCAGACGGCACTGGCGCACACAGCAGCGGCGCTAGGCAAGCGGGCGACAATCTTTGTGGCAAAGAGGGCCACGCCACACGCAAGGGCGCTGGAAGCCAAGCGGGTCGGCGCAAAGGTGATGCAGGTTTCGCCGGGCTATCTGACGGTGGTGCAGGCGCGCGCGAGAGAGTATTGCGCAAGGACCGGCGCAAGGCTCGCACCTTTCGGCGTGAACATGCCCGAGGCGATTGAGAAGATCGCAGAGGCAGCGCGCATGAGCGGCCTGCAACCGGACGAAGTTTGGTGCGCCAGCGGTTCAGGCGTTTTGGCGCGGGCGCTTGCAAAGGCTTGGCCAGAAGCCCGGCGGCACGTTGTGGAGGTGGGGCGCACGCTTTCATCAGCGGATGTTCTGGGGGCGACAATCCACAAGGCGGGGATACCATTTTCCAAGGCCCTGAAGGATCAGCCGCCATTCCCGAGCGATCCGCACTATGACGCGAAGGCTTGGAAAATGTGCAAAGCCCGACACGGTGCCGGGCTTGTGCTGTTCTGGAATGTGACGGGGCCAGCCAGGGGTTAGACGTTGCAGATGTGGGCGCTGTTGCCCAAGGCATTGACCGCGTAAACCATCGTGCGCTTGTCGCCGTAGGCTGCACCGTATGCCTTGGCGTCGTCCATCGTTGCGCAATCCTTGCGGGTGCGTTGCTGGCCCCGGCCCCGAACCGCTACAAAATGTGTAGCGGTTGCGAGGCAAAATGTTTCATGTGGGTTGGTCATTGTCTTGGCTCCTTGCCGGTGTGTTCAGCGCAATTCAAACAGCTTGCCCGTGCGCAGGGCGTCAAGTTGAGCCTCGACCGCTTCCATCGTGGCGCGGACCTCAGGGTCCATGCTGGCGATGTCATGCAGCATGATCTTCTTTTGAAAATCAAAGATCGTGGCGTTCAGGTCGGCGTATTGCTCTTTGGTCATGGTGTGTCTCCTTCTGTTACACCCTTATTACCCGCTATTGTCCACCTTGTCAACCATAATTACCCGCGCTATATTTAACGCATGGATGGAATGCCTAAAAAACCCTGTGGCCGCAAACAGCACGCGCCAACCGATGCGCAGCGCCAGCTTGTGCAGCTTCACGCGACGGTCGGCACGACACAGGACATGATCGCCCGCGTGATAGGTATCGACAAAAAGACATTGCGGCTGCACTACCGCGACGAGTTGGACCTATCTATGGCGAAAGCAAACGCCACAATCGGCGGCGCGCTGTTCAACAAAGCCAAGGGCGGCGACACGGCGTCCATGACGTTCTGGCTCAAGACGCGCGCCCGGTGGCGTGAAACGGCTGACGTGAACCTGATCAGTGAGGACGGCAGCATGTCGCCCAAGGCCGCGCTGGACGTATCCCGCCTGTCACCTGAAGCCCTGGCGGAAATTGTGGCGCTTGGCGATGCAACTGACACCGATTGACATCATTGCCGCCGAAAAAGAACTGTGCCGCCGATCACTGGCATATTTTGCACGGCGCGCCTGGCACGTCTTGGAGCCGTCCACGCCGCTCAAATGGGGCTGGGCGCTGGACGCTATCTGTGCGCACCTGGAAGCCGTCACGCGGGGCGACATCAACCGCCTGCTGATGAACGTGCCGCCCGGCACCATGAAGTCTCTGCTGACCGGCGTGATCTGGCCCGCTTGGGAATGGGGCGCGCAGGCCAAGCCGCACATGCGGTTCCTTGGCACGGCGCACAAACAAGACTTGGCCGTCCGGGACGCAATGAAATGCCGTCGCCTGATTCAGTCGGACTGGTATCAATCACGCTGGCCAATGAACCTGATGGCGGACAACAACGCCAAGCTGCGTTTTGAAAATGACAAGACAGGGTTCCGGGAAGCCATGGCATTCGAGGGAATGACCGGATCGCGCGGCGATAGGGTTCTGATCGACGATCCGCACAGCGTTGCGGACGCCAACAGCGTCCAGAAACTTGCCACAGGCGTTACGACATTCCGGGAAGCCCTACCGTCCCGTGTAAATAACGATGAATCCGCGATTGTGATTATCATGCAGCGATTGCACGAGTCCGACGTTTCCGCCGTGGCGATTGGTCTGGGATACACCCACCTGTGCCTGCCGATGCGGTTTGAATCGGACCGGCGATGTTCCACGCCGTTCTACACCGACCCGCGAACAATCGAAGGCGAATTGCTGTTTCCTGATCGGTTCCCAGAGGACCAAGTGGCGGACCTTGAAAAGACCATGGGCATCTACGCCAGCGCCGGTCAGCTTCAACAACGCCCTGCACCGCGCGGCGGCGGCATGTTCAAGCGGTCAGACTTTCGCGTTATCCAAGCGGAGCCTGCGGGCTATCGGTGGGTGAGGGGATGGGACTTGGCCGCAACCGATGATCCCGGAGCGGCACGGACGGCTGGCGTCAAGCTGGGAATCGGCCCGGACAATCGCATATGTATCGCTCATGTTGTCAAAGACCGGGTAAACGCTGCGGGGGTTGAACGGCTGCTGGGCAGCACGGCGGCGGCAGATGGGCGGGCGGTTCGTGGCTCAATTCCGCAGGATCCTGGATCCGCCGGTAAATCATGGGCTTTACATCTTCTCAAATCCGCGCTGATGGGTTACAGTTACACGTCAAGCCCTGAAACGGGCGACAAAGAAACGCGCGCAATGCCCCTGGCGGCACAGGTTGAAGCCGGAAACGTGGACATTGTGGCAGGCGATTGGAATGGTGACTTTTTGGACGAAGCTGCGACGTTCCCGATGGGCAAGTTCAAAGACCAGATCGACGCTGCGACTCGCGCGTTTGATATGCTGTCGGGCGTAAACAATTCATGGGCTGGAACAATATGAGTATCATGGACGGCCTGCGCAACATCGTCGCCAATCTCGGCACAGACCGGGACAAGGCGGCGCACAGTTACTATCACAACACCACGATTGCCGATGACCAGCTTGTCGCCATGTACCGCACCAGCGCGATTGCGCGCAACGTGGTGGATCTGCCCGCAGAGGATGCGACCCGCGAGTGGCGGGAATGGCAGGCCGACGCGGAACAAATCACAGCAATCGAGGCTGAGGAAAAGCGGCTGGGTTTGCAGGGCAAGACGATGCAAAACCTCAAACGCGCCCGGTTGTTCGGCGGCGCTGCCATCTATATCGGCACGCGCGACCTGGACGCATCGAAGCCACTGGATCCGGCCCGGATCGGCAAGGGTGGGCTGCAATATCTTGCCGTCTTAAATCGGTCGGAAATTACCGCCGGTGAAATCCAACGCGACCCGCGCCTGCCTGGGTTTGGCAAACCGATCATGTATCGGATGAATCCGGCTACCGGCGCGTCTGTTGAAATCCACCCGAGCCGCCTTGTCATTGCAATGGGCGAGGAAGTGCCGGACGACAGATATTCCGCACATCCCGGATGGGGTGACAGTACGCTGAACGCCACGATCAGCGCCGTGCGGAATCTTGACGCCACAATCGCCAACGTCGCATCGCTGGTGTTTGAAGCCAAGGTGGACGTGATCGGCATCAATGGATTCAACGAGGGGCTGCGCAGCGGCGGCTCGGAATATGAGGCTGTGGTCCTTGCCCGGACCAGCCTGACGGCGCGCGGGAAGGGCATTAACGGCGCGCTGCTGATGGACGCCGAGGACACATACGACCAGAAAACCGCCAGCTTCGCCACGCTGCCTGACATCATCGACCGCTTCATGCAGATGGTATCGGCGGCGGCGGGCGTTCCGATGACCCGGCTATTCGGCATTGCGGCGGCAGGTATGAACGCTACCGGCGCGGGCGATGAGAAGGTTTATTTTGATCGGGTCCGCGTCATGCAGACGCTCGATCTTGATCCAGCAATGGAAATCCTGAACGAATGCCTGATCCGTTCGGCGCTGGGCAATCGCCCGCCTGAATTGCATTGGACGTGGCGTCCGCTATTCCAGCCGACTGCAAAAGAACGGGCCGACATGGGCAAGGTTCTGGTTGACAGCGTAAAAGTGTTGTTCGACATGGATATCTTGCCAGAAGAGGCACTTGCTGATACAATTGTAAACACACTGACTGAAAGCGGGGCGTTTCCCGGGCTGGAGGGCAAGGTGAAAGAGTTTTTTAACGTGGTGGAGTCAGACGAATGAAAATGACAGACGTCGCCACGCTTGCAGGTGCCCGGGTCACAGACGAAGGGTATCTTGTCGCCAATGTTCGCACCGCCCGGATCGGCACGCAAGACTATCTCGGCTCTGAGTTGGACCGTCCCGATTTGGAAAAGGTGACAGTTTACCGCGACGAGTCTGAGGTGTTCCGCAAGGCCAGCCTGCAAACCTTCGGCTTGTTGCCGGTCACTGATGACCACCCCGCCGATCTGGTCACGGCTGACACGGCCCGTATGGTTTCGGTCGGCACCACCAATGAGGAAGTTTTGCGCGACGGCGAGTATCTGCGGATCGGGATCAAGCTGACCGACGCCGCCACGATCCGCAAAGTGCAGGACGGCAAGCGCGAATTGAGCGTAGGGTATACCTCGGAATTGGTATGGGGCGACGGGATCGCGCCGGACGGGACCGCGTATCAGGCGCGGCAAACAAACATCGTGGGAAACCACATTGCTATTGTGGCAGCCGGACGCGCTGGCCCACTGGCAAGAATCGGTGACAGTCAACCAAGCACTGTAGCGCGGTGGGGCGCATCCCCCATCACAGACGAAAAGGACGTAATCATGGCAGACGCCATCCAGACGCGGACAGTCCAGATCGACGGCCTTTCCGTCGTGACGACCGACGCAGGCGCGCAGGCGCTTGAAAAGCTGATGAAGGACATGACCGCTGCCGAAAAGAAGGCTGCTGAGGAAATGGACAAGAAGGACGCCGAACTGGCGGCCAAGGACGCCAAGATTGCCGACATGGCCAAGTCGATCCTGTCCGACGCGGATCTTGACGCCAAGGTTGCGGCCCGGGCTGATCTGATCGGCAAGGCCAAGGCAATCGCCAAGGACGTTGCTACCACCGGCCTGTCTGACGCTGCCATCCGCAAAGCCGCAGTCGTGGCGGTTCTGGGCGATGCAGCAATCACCGGCAAGTCTGACGCCTATGTCGATGCGCGCTTTGACATTCTGTCAGAGGACGCGGCCAAGGGTGATCCGGTGGCCGACGCGCTGAAAACCGGCGTGACGGTTGCGACCGACGCGCGTGCCGAATACGTCAAGGGCCTTGGCACAGCCTATCTGCAATCTGTTGGCAAAGGAGCGTAAATCATGCCTATTCAAGACGCATTCGGGGCGGCTGTTGCTGTCATGCCCCTTGGCTACGCAGGCATGATTGCCGAGGGCCAGCAAGTCAAAGACGTGGTGTCCAAGCGGGTCACCACTGCCGTGATCCCATTCGGGCGTGCGGTCGGTGCCAGCGGCACCACACCAGGCACTTGCCGCCTTGGAGGGGTTGGGTTCGAGGGTATCGCAATCGCTGACAAGAGCCGGGTCGATGACGAATATGTCGTGGACGAAATGGCGGGCATCTTGCGCAAGGGCACGGTTTGGGTCGTTGCTGACGGGGCTGTCACGATTGCCGGTCCCGTCACATTCACGGTCGCCACTGGCGTTATTGGCGCACGGGCCGTTGCTGCGGGTATTGTCGCGATTGCCGGTGCTAAATTTGAAACGGCAGGCGCTGACGGCGATCTTGTCCGCGTCTATCTGGGTTAAGGATCAAAACAATGCCTATTGAAATCATGGACGCACCCGCAGCACTGGGTTACGTCATTTCGCAGCGCAGCCACATCGAAGCCGAGGTGATGCGCAAGCCGTATCCGACGATCCTCTACCCGCGCCTTATGCAGGTGGACACGTCGGCAAACCAGTTCGCCGCATCCGTCACGTTCTTTACCCAGGATTCGGTCGGGCGCGCCAAGTTCATCAACGGCAAGGGCGACGACATCCCTCGCGTTGATGTGACGACCGGCAAGTTTGAACAGACCGTCAACATGGCGGGCGTGATGTATTCCTATTCGATTGAGGAAATTGGCGCGGCTGCACAGACGGGCATGAATCTGCCCACTGAGGCGGCCAATGCGGCGCGGATGGCGTATGAGATGCTGGTCAACAGCACGGCGCTCATCGGCAATGCTGAACTGGGGATTGAAGGGTTCTTCAACACTACGGGCATCACGTCGGTGGCAAGCGCGGCGACCTTCGCACTGTCCACGCCTCAGGCAATCCTCGCATTTGTCAACGGCCTGCTGACCGGCGTTCAGTCGGGAAGCCTGGGAACGCAGGTGGCGGATACCATTGTGCTGCCGATCGCTCAGTTCGGGGATCTGGCCACCCGCCAGCTTGCCGCAGAAAGCGACACGACCGTTCTGGACTTCATCCGGCGCGCCAACGTCTACACCGCGCAGACCGGTCTGCCGTTGAACATCATGGCAGACCACAATCTGGTCAACCGCATGGTGGTTTACCGGAACGATCCTTCGGTGGTGAAATTGCATATGCCTATGCCGCTGATGTTCCTCTCACCTCAGGCCGTAGGGCTTGAGGTGCGGACATATGGCGCATTCCGCTTTGCACCTGTCAGCATCCGCACACCATCGGCAGTGCGGTATGGTACGGGTTTGTAACTATGACAAAGCACACCAGCACATACCCTGGCACGCTGGTCCTGCCAGACGGCACTGAGGTCAAACTCGGTGGCGACGTTTCCATTCCTGCCGATCTGGCAAAGAATGAGGGCGTGACCGGGTGGATCGAAAGCGGGTGGCTTGTGCCGGTTGCACAGCCTGTCATGCCAAGCGGCAAAAAATAACCATCGGGCGGGCTGTCATGGCCCGCTCATTCATTGGAGCGTCACAAGATGATCGGCAACGTCACAGCACTGATCGCATATGCCGGGGCGCGCGGCACGGTAATCGCTGACACCGCCGCGACTTTGCAGGCGCTGGTGCGGGCGTCCGACTACATCCAATTTACCTATCTGGACGGATCGACATGCACCGTTGACAGCGCGAACGTCGTGGAAGCCACCTATGAGGCTGCGATTGCTGAGGTGGCATCACCAGGCATCTGGACCAAGACATTCACGCCTGCCGATCAGAAAGTTCTTGTCGGTGTGGGTGATATCAAATGGCAGGTGACGGGCGATGCCAGCAAGGGCGGCGCGTCCGTTCCAAGATCCACCAAAATTGAAACCATGCTGCGCCAGTGCATTGGCATCGGTTCAACCGGCCCGAGGCTGGTATGAGCGGGGCCGCAATAGCCGCTGAAGTTGCACTGGCCTACGCTGAGGCGGGGCGTGATGCGGGCGACGGGCTAGGCGCGGTGTCTGTCACGATCAGTCGGCCAGGGCAGCCCACTGGCCCGGAATGGAACCCTACACCCGGCGCGCCAGTGGTTCACACCTTGACGGCCAAGCCATCCACCAAGGCTTACACACA